TTTATCCAATAATAATCTATCGGAAAGACCGCAAATTTAGCTAATACTTTCTTTGAGATATGATACTTGGTCCAGAAAATTCTATCATCCTCATTCCAAGATCGGACTCTAATCTTTATTTCTGATTTTCTTCGTGAACTTTCTCTTCCCAAGCTATGAGAGAATCTATTACCCAAGAGAGTATCATTCCCACTGAAATTGTTAGAAAAATCACGATAAATGATATTGAGAGCCCCAATAAAATCGGTGTTATACTTGAAAGCAACATAACTAAAGCAATTAAAGGTGTGTTCCAAATTCCCGAAGTCCTTATATAGTAATTTCCCATTCCACTCAACGATGCTAACAGTGGGGGAATTATCACGTCTAAGTTCACTTCTGAATTTGACCCCTAATTTAGTGAAATTGCTACAATATCTCCTAAAAATATCATACTCAGTTAAATAGCTTAGTATATAGTCAGAATGTAATACTAAGTTGCTGTCTTTATAGTCTACTCCCATAGCAATATATTTTATATTTATGGGAATAAAGAAAGGGGGAGCGAGCTGGTTGCTCGCAACCCCCAATCTTTATCGTTGATTGGTTAATTAGAGAACCCAGTCATCTGAATCATCTACAGTTGCAACCTCTGAGGGAGCTACCAGCTTCTCAGTATAGGGAGCAAGACGTAAATCTTCAGGATAAGCAGAGTTAAACCCACCATAATCAGAATTAAGCTCCTTCGTAAACATGTCATTACGTTGGGGCTTAAGTCTCCCAAAATGCTTCGTATAAGTCTGTTGATACTTTCCATCTTTTACCCCGAGAAGGATTCTTACACGGTTATCTTGAAGAGCATCAACAAGCTTCTTAAGTTCAGTGACATCACCCTTTACAATTTTATCAATCGTCTCAAGATAACAATCCCCATTCGAAGATACGTTACCCCAAGCTTTGATAAAGTTCAAGAGGACATCCTCTCCTGAGTAAGCTTTACGCTCTCCTTCAGCCTTAAACCAATCATATTTAGAAGATGGGTTATCCTCGCACCAAGTGATTTGACCACGATTGTTAACCCACATGAACTTGCTCCCGTCCTTGCTAGTACGAGGAGTGTCCTTCATTAGAATCTCAACTCTAGTTGTAATATCAGGAGAGGCATGTCTTACCCAAAAGCTCAACTTTGTGTACTTCTCCCCACTAAGTTCAATAGCATACTCAGGATCACGCTTTGTATTTACTCCGAGACTATTCAACTCATCAAGAGTAGGATTAATCGCCACTACTTGCATGGGGGCAATCCCGTAGTAGAGGTTAATACCTCCTACTACTTCCTCTTCACTTTTATTTGTGGCAATAGCCATTTTATTTATGTATTTTAAGGTTAATTAAATCAGTTAATTCAAGTAATTCAGCTATTTACAGAGTACGAATCCCAAGGGGTCGTATCTTGTTCATCATCATCTTCGTCATCTCCTGGATCAGTAGCTTCAGAAACAGGAGCTTGTTCTTCAGTATCATCAACTAAGGTGAATTTTACGATTTTTGAGCGCTTTACACGCTTTCCTGATAATTTTGGGTGCTGGAAGATCAATTTGGTTTCTTCTACAGAAAGATTGTACTTCTCTCTGATAGCTTTTCTATCCAATCCTGCATTTAAATCTGCAAGGATTTGAGATACTGTGATAACTTGTTTTTGTTTCTCAACAACTTGAGGAACGTTTTGGATTTGCACGTCAATCATAACTGTGTTTGTTAAAGGGTTAGTCGATGAAGATTTTATCCCAATCAAAGGGAATTGTTTGACCTTTGAGGTGGTCACACCTTGAACCTGCATTTTGATCGTCCTTAGAATCAAATGATACCATCATCTGATCTGACTCTCTAAATACATACCCAATTGCATCTGCATTTGCGCATGTAATGTTTCTGATTTTCCCAGTAAGATCTAAGTCCTTACTTGATACCTCCTTTCCTTTCTTTTCAATCATCTTGTCTTTCAAGTGACCTACTAAGATAACGTGAGGAGCTAGCTGAGATATCCTATCCAACCATTTCTTGTACGCTATTCTAAGATACAGATACCCAGCACCCTGAGGTAATGAGAGAACAGACAGGCCTTTGTTATCTGAATCGAAGTTCTTCCCCATTTGGGTATTTCGATACAGCTCTTTTGCCTCTTGTTCAGCCCATACTTCAAGTTGTGTGATTGTGTCGATAGCTACATACTTATAGGGTTTGTTGCCCTTGATAATGGCTTTTCCTATCTCACTTAATTCAGACAATGATGTGGCTTTGAGCTTTAGAGCACTAACCATATCACTCCCATCCTCAAGATCAATAATTAGACATCCATCTAGCTTTGACAAAATAGTGGTCTTCCCAATCTTTGGGGGACCATATATGACAATATTCTTTGGACTCTTTCTACTAGCTGGGATTACTTCTTTTGGAAGTTGCATTAGATTGTGTTTATTATGGTTTAGCTGGACGTTCCTCTATAGTGAATGTAGACAAATCAGTTTGAAAAGGTATTAAACCTAGTAGTCCATCACGATTCTTTTCGATGTGGCAAGCCAATAATCCTATAGGGTCTTCACCGCAATAACTGTCCGTTATATTATACAAATCATAGGGTCTTTGCATCATTAATACAACATGAGCATCCTGTCCAATAGAATCACCTCCAAATAAATCAGTCAGTAAAGGTTGGTACTGTTGCTTTGCACGAAACTCCTGTTCTATGTTTCTGTTGAGCTGCGATAGCAGAATCGTAATTGTCTGCATCCTAGCTTGCAACCACATACATCCCTTAGATAGGGTATTTAGTTTCTGCAGTTCAGTATCCTCTCTTCCCAGAACCAATCTACTATGATCAATCAAATTGATAACTGTCTTTGTTGGGTACTTCATAAATACTTTCTCATTCACTTTGCGAATCCTATCCATATCCTGAGGAACGTTACAAAAGAAGATAGGATAGGATCTGTACTTATCAACTGCGTTTACATAGGAATTGAATTTATTAAGGTCTAGTGTGCTATCAACTGACAGTAATTCAAACGTTTGCAGTTTTGTATCCTTAGAACCAGCACGAAGAATCTGCTGCTCACCCGGCATCTCAAAACTCCAATACAATACAATCAACTCATTTTTATTCAGATCTAAAGTATCGAAAATCAACTGATTGCTAAAAGCTGATTTCCCAACACCAGGACGACCTGCAACGACATACATCTTTCCTGGTTGTAGCCCACCCATGAGATTACGATTGAGTCTTTTCCATTTTGTGGGGTAGACCTTTCGTTTCCCATTCATAGAATCCTTTACATAGCTTATAGATTTATCTACTGATTTAGATATATGTACTAACCCAGTAAATGCATCAAAGCTTTCTTGTGATTCTGTGTCCTGATTGTGATTGTTCGTGTTCTCCTGCATCGATACTTATGTATTTCTCCCATGTGTGCTGATTTAACCACGTATCAAGATTCTGCATAAACTCCATCTGATTGCTCTTTCTGCGTATATCAAGCTCATTCTGCAAACCCTTAATAACTTCAGTATGCTTTGCGAAACTCTTCCCAACATACTTTTGATATCTACTTTTTGCTTTTTGATTTGATTGTACTTCAGGATCCTTTGCCCTCAGAACTCGAATACCTCCTCCTTTGGTAGACACCTTTAGAGGAAAATGGGACAGAAGTTCAAACCACATTTGATCAAACGAGGTTTCCTGCACATGCTGAAAACCATATCTAACCACATGGGATTTGATACCCTCTGCCCCAATTTTAATCAAGCCTTTGGTTTGCAGATCTTCTACAGAAACATTCAGATTTAAGCTTTCTAATTCTTCATACTCTTGTAGGAAAATCAGATACAAATATACATATTCAGTGGGAGTTACACAAAGTTTCTTGAGAACTTCGGTAGATATGTCTATCTGCATTTTATAACCATATTACATTGCTCAGATTTCTAATTGCTGACTTTAACCATTTCTCTTCCTGAGAATCTTGTACATATAAAATGTATATCTTCCCAGTTTTATCCTTGTTTAGTCGCAGTAATCTCCCAACTCTCTGAATCATTGGGAGTGCTTTGCTATCCAAACCTGCAATAATCCCAACAGAAGCATCAGGGACATCAAATCCTTGATTTAAAGCTTTTGTAGAGCATAGGATCTTATTCTCCCCACTCTTAAATCTATCAAGGACTGATACTCTTTCCTTCTTACCCTTGTTAGAGTGATAACTCTCTCCCCCAAGCTCATTAGCCATAGTATCTGTAAACTCATTTGTACCTGAGAATACTAGAATCTTATCTTCCTCATGTTTAGATATTAGCTCAGAGGCTTTAATTACCTTATTTACAGCATGTTGTACTACATTCTTTCTAGCTTTGATAGAATTGTAGAACATAGCAGCAGCTGCTTTATCTCCAGCCATACTCCCACTCATAATCCTTTTAGCATTATCAAACGCATTAAACTGCCCAAGTTTGTACTTAGCATGCACAAATACATTGTTTGCTTTTATATACTCTTTACGTTCATCCTCTGACAGTTGTACAGGAATACAAATTATTGTATATGGAGATACGAGCCCAAGAGATACACATTTATCTAGAGAGATAAAGTATCTCAGAGGAGCTATCTTAAATAGATAATCTTTGTACTCTTCTTCCTCAGGGATAGTAGCAGTCATAC